GCCAAGACAGCGGTCACATCTTCGACAACACCATCCTTGCAGATGATGTCGTCACCGAAGACGAATACGTCGACGCCTAGAACACCTTTGTACCCGGCCAGACGGCTGGTTGCGCAGGTGATTGCAGCGAAGATAATCGTCTCAAGTTCGAATGTGTAACCGTTACCCATGCTTGAAAACTTTTCAAGCATGACCCATTTTCCGTCGATCAAAGTCGCTGGTGACCTCAAGTCATTCAGCACATCGTACCAGTCGTGGGGTAAGAGGAGCCTGACAAGCTCCCTGCTTACGGTGTCGCTTGCATTTGAGAGGTCTAGAGTAGCAAACTCCAGACTCACACTTGATCGTTCGGCGACCTGCCGATGTAGATCTTGTGCGGTATCTAGATCCCATCCAACTCTACGGAGTTTATCCCGTAGGACCCTTCCCAGGGCCAGTTGGTAGAACCCGTTAATCGAGGGTTCCGATGCGATGCACCGGTCGATTAACGCCGTCTTGGGAACCGTTGCGAAACGGTTTCCGCGGACGAAAGACAACTCTCCAGAACGTTGTGCCAAAGCGGCACCCCATTGCGTCCCTAACCACTGTGGTAGGAACCAAACGGCGTTCTGTGTCAGTGTCGGATCAGATGACATTTTGTCGGGTACAGTGGTTCTCCCGCCACGATCGGAGAAGGTAGCACCTGGACCGAACCGGCCGTTCAATAAAGACGGTGGTTTAGTCCCAAGCCAATCGCGTATTATTTTTCGAATCTCATTCACCATGAATGAGATCCCGCCAGCCCTATGAAGGTCAAAAACCTGATTTTCGGGCATATAGGCGAATAATCGCTGATTGGTTCGGTAGCAATCTCTTTCTCCTTCCCACCACTTCTCGATTGCTCGAGCGCGTTTATCGTAGCTACTTGGAAGCTGTTGAAGCTTCTTCAGTAAAGCTGCGGCCGCGGCATCGCGGAGGTAACAGAGCGGATCGCTATAACTACCTGGATTGACACTTAACTTCGCCAACCCATCCCAATCCGCTGACCGTAGCATCGCTGCTGCGGCAAGCGCGACTGGACTTCCGAGGCCCTCATAGAAGAGAGAGGCCTGACGCGTCACATCACTTGGCAACGTCATGGTTTGCATTTCCTACGCTCCTTTAAGAGGGAGCATACCCGGCCACGCCGGACGCCTTGACCAGAGTACTCGCCAACAGGTTCAACGCCTGATGGACTGACTCATTGATCTGGGTCGCCGGCAAAGCCTGCGGAATGGAAATGATGCCCTCGAGTACAACGCGATCGCTCGCGCTGTACTTAGTCGTCGTCGAGTCCTGGAGAGCATACGGCGCAACGAAGTTGAACTTCACTTGCCGTGCTGTCTTCGGACCGTTCGACATCGTCCAGACCTTGAACAGGTTCCTGAGACCGATGGGCAAACCAGCTGCTGCGCCTGTGTCTTGACGCCACACGGCGGGGGAACCATCACCCCCGCTTGCTGCGACCTCATCATAGATGATGTCGGTCACACCGTCGTATTTTTTGACGGTAATACTCGCCATAGTAGGCATAGTTATTCCTTTTAACTGAAAGGCATTTCGATTCAGAGATCCCCATGGAGGCTGAACTTGTGAAACTTACCGCGTTTCTTACGTGCGGCAGGTTTTTCGGGTTCAAGCGACTTTAGCTCATTCACCAGCAAAGAAACGGCTGTGAGGCCGCGCTGCCAGCTGAGAGCTTTCAAAGGGCGTTTACCCAGACTAGGTAGAATCAAACCTAGGCTGCGTGTCATACCGTGGATCCCATATTCTGAGATCCACCCGTACGTATTCCAGGTCTCTTTCCATGACCCGAAATACGTTAACGTGGTTGATGCGTTTGTGACATTTAAGCCCCAAAAGTCCGATGCCTGTCCTAGGAAGGACTCGACATTTAAGAACCAGTCAAGTACGAAACTTAACGGCACCAATTGCCACGCTACCTGAATGGGATTAACTATCCCAAGGGAGTTGGCGAGCCAGAGGGTGGGATTTGAAACTTCCACATCACACTGGTACTGTACTCTGATCTTAGCAAGATCCCAATAACTGGAAGCGCTCCAAGGGTTCGGGTTGTAAGAGCTCCATTTTTCAGAAGCCCAACCACGAGCCACAAGACGCTTCGGTTTTACCGGTCGCTGTATCAGATCTACTGCGTTGTATAGGTCCTTTACCAAAGGTTCAATGCCGAGGTGATATTCAAGCCAGTTGCTTCCACTCTCACGTACAGGATGCCGATTCCTCGGCTCCGGTATACGGAGAATATCTGCAGCTGTCCTGAACTGTCCCCGGCGGATCGCCAGCGTAAAGGTTGCCAATTGCAACGCACGTTTCTGGATGGTCCTCACGGACTTATCGAGTTGAAACGCAGTTTCACCAAAGCTACTCTTATCGACTATGAGGCTCTTCAGCTTATCATAGGCCATTATCCGTGCCTGATTAGTGGACATGCGTCCCTCCACCGTGGAGGGACTAATGCAGTAGCCACTAGCCTGGCCCGGGTAAGGGCGTGAGGAACTCATCATACGCGACCCGTAGGTCTCATAATTAGAGTCCACGTTGTATGGCGGGCGTTGTTTATAACCCGTTGACGTTCGATAAGATACGATACCCCTGTTTTCTGACTTAACAAAGGGCCCGTACACTGGTGCTACCATGATAGGTGCTCCAGCGACCTGAATGAGCAAACGACGTTGACTAGGTCTGTCAACGGCTCTTCCAGGATTAATCGCTCACACGCTAGCTTGCTGAAGGCTAGCATAACGACCTGTAGCAGGTCATGCAGCGAGACGAGAAACTCCCCTAGGAACCCGTCTAATTCCGACCATAGAGCAGGAGCTCCCATATCACCTCCGACGGGTCGATGGTCTCGCGATCATCGATTTCGCCAACGTGAAGAGAACTCCCAGAACAGCCGCAGCCTTGACAGGCAGCAGCGTGATCAGTGATGGTATCGCTAAAATCCAGCTCGGCTTGCGCCGGGCAGCGTAGGTGCGCCTTTTGGGCGCGCTCACAGATTTCTTTGACACCATACATAGATCCTCCAGGTTAGGGTAGACGGGGCCCAGG